GGGCATTAGGTCAGTTTCAGGTAGAGTCAATGCAGGCAAATCACCAAGAGTCTCATACTCACGGCCAGCTACGCTGGTTGCACTCATACCTACTATGCCTTTGATTCTATCCCAAACGTAACCCAGCTTTTCAAAGAATGAATTTCCCTCACCAAAGAACACGGTATACAGAACGCCACCGGTTCCAAAAATTGCAAGACCCGCTGCTATAGTGAAAGGAATTCTGGCAAGGCCCGCCATAAGAGCAGGTAGTATTGATTGGCCTATGCGGGATAGCCCCCTGTACATACTAATTAAGGACTCTTTTATGGTGGCTATGTCTATTTCTATGCCACCTACGCCATCTTCTCCAAATATAATACCTGCCAGCCAGCCAGTACCGTTACCGGCCATTTCTCCCATCGATTGCATTGCTTCAACTAATGTGAGACCTCTCAGGGAAGTGACAAGACTCCGAACTGAGTCAACTATACCCTCGAATATGGAGCGAGTACCTGTAAATACTTTCTTAATAAGGTCTACAGACCAGAAGAAGGCAGTCCTTATGGCGTTACCCACGTTCCTCGCGGCTTGGACAAATGTGTCCATTATGGCCATTCGGAACTCTCTGCTAGCCATAGACCTCATTGCCCTATCTACGGTTCTTGTTGAGGCTCCTCCGGCTTCTAACGAACTTCTCATTGTGGCCTGGGCAGCCAGGAATGCTGGTTGTGCCATCCTGGTAGCCGCTAGATCTTTTGATAAGCTCAGCAACTCATTGAACTGAGTTATAGCCGCGCCAATACCTATAGCACCTGCAATACCGGCAAAAGCGCCTTTTAGGGAGAATGCAGATTCTACTAGTTTGTCTAATGTACTGGAGAAGCCATCAGCGGCTGCATTGCTGCTGAAGAACCCCAGCAATATACCCGCAAGGGTTAACTGAAGGAATTTTGAGGAAGACGTTAGCTTTATCATAAAACTTCCAAGCCTCAAAAATGCCTTCCTGAGCATTTCAGAAGATATACCAATAACAGCCAACTTCGCTATTGCCCAACTGGATAACCTAGCAAGTGCGCCGAATAGTGGTTGTAAGCCTGCATAATTCAATCTTGCAAATTGAGCAATTAATCCGTCTAACGCATTTAATCCCAGGGAAGACATTCCCCTAAAGAATTTCTTTACATCATTGGTGAATGCCCGCCAATTCAGAGTTATATTTCTGAAGTTCTCTGGCCCGAATACTGCGCCCATAGCTTTCTTTAGCGAAGCACCGATGCCACTGTTTTCTATTATATTTTTTACATTGCCCTCAGCATCCGCAAAGACCCTACCAAAAAGCATATCGAGGAAGCCTATGCTACCAGCTCCATACAAAGCTCTATTCGCAACAATGTTACCCATTATTGTTTTTATAGATAATGCCACGGCACTAAATGCCTTACTGACTGCTCCGGCGACGGCTGGAGGTGCTCCTCCTCCACCTCCGCGTCCTACGGCGAATGCCATAAGAATTCTATTCATGTAACCACCTGCAGCTGCCCTAGTTGCGAGACTCGCTGCCAGAGGCCTGAATAAATTGTCAACAAAGAACAGAGTAAAACCTTTGGCGACAGTAGCTAGCGCTCTGGCTCCACCTGCTTTTCCAAACACAGAAAATGCGGCAAGTACTGCCGAAACTATTGCTGCTTCCACTAAGGTTACGCTATCTAGAAAAGATAGTGCTAACGCACCCATAGCAACTACGCCTAGTTTATTAAAGCTGCCCGCAAATCTACCGACTATACCACTGCTGCCTAGTATTGGCAATAGGTTAAAGAATTGTGATATGAAGGCTGTGAAGTAGTGAAGTATACCGTTTGAAAGCCTGGCACCGGATGCCGTCATGGTGCCCAGCATAAGGTTGGTCAATATCGAGAATTGGCTTCTGAATAATATTGCGTATGCTGCAAGGCCTACCATTATTGCATTAACTGCGTTATTATTAAATAGGCTTCCGAAGAATCCTGATAGTATGGAGCCAGCCCAATCTCCCAGAATTCCTTTAGAAATACTTGAAAGAAAATTAGGGAGTTCTCTGACTAACGTATCAAAGGCAGTTTTAATACCATTTAATATTTTATAGAAAAAGGCAGTCATGGCTCTGCCTATTACTTTGGATATATTTTCAGAAGCAAACAATGCTGGCACAAGCATTTCTATGAGGCCACCAAAATAGAACGCCCCCAGCATCCTGGGAACCATTTCTTCTGATCTAAGCAAGAACAAAGCACCAAATGTACCTAATATAGTTGAAATAGCTTTTTGAATATGATCTATTATATTCACATTTGCTACAAAATTATTAAGCGACAACCTAAGAGATTCAAATACAGAACCAATATCTATCTTCTTGAGGGACATAAATGCTTTCTTAACAAAATCAGCAAATCGCGAAACAGGGCCTTCCGCATTAGCCAAACCATAAGCCTTTTCTACAACCCCATCAACTGTATCGGGCCAGTAAGAGTTACCCACCACTGCTATGTACATATCTTTGAATATAGCGGTAACCTTGTTGCCAAACTCTTTAACAGGGACAAGTGCAGACATAAGTCCTGACGCATAGCCGGTAACGCCTGCTATCATATCATCCATGAAATTAACAGCGCCTTTACCACTAAAACTTACGTCAAAGCTTAAGTTCCTGAAGGCTGCTTTCAAGCTACCTACTTTACTTACAGATTCCTCTACTGCTTTAGATATTGACTTTCTTATTGCTGACAATAATTTACTGCCAAAATCTCCTATACCTCTTAGTATAGTTCCGAGTCCCATCGCGTCTAAGAAACCAAGAGCGAATCCTCCAACCACCTGTAAGATAGCTCTCAATAGGTTGGTACCAAACAATAACAAAGAAGTTGCTAAGCCACTGTCGCTGAAAGCTCGGGAGAAGCCACCTTTTATGAGATTTCTTATACCTTCAGAGAATTTCTTGCCTATAAATAAAAAGGCATTCGCAAGTCCTTCGCCGACGAATTGACCTATAGCGTAGCCTATTTCAAAGAATCTGCCTGAGTCCACTTCACTGACAAAAGCTCTGTTCAAACCCCTAAATATATTGAAGAGAGTCGTTTTAAGTTTAACCAAGGCAGGTAACAAGTAAGAAATGGTGATCGTTCTAATCACATCAGCGAGAGATTTTACTGAAGTAGCTAATAAGTTTTCGAACCTTCTCACACGAAACATAGCAAATTGTGTTAGATCTGCATCGAGTAAACCAAGAGAAACACCCAAACTTCTTGTAGAACTTGCCATGTCTCTGCCGAGTACTTTTAGGTTTTCGGCTAATATCCAGGGGTTCCTTAATGCTCTCTTACTCCTGACGTTATTCAGTTTCTGCAGATTCGAAAAGAAACTGTCCATGTCATTGGATAAGAATAGACGGCCCCAAGATCTTGAAATTGGTGCTGATTCTTTTGATATATCAAATATGCTGAAAAAGTTTCTCATAGCCACTATTGCAGGTCTTGTATACCTGAAAATAGTACTTACAATTTCGGCGAAGAAAACTTTGATAGATGCAGAAGCCTCTCTAAAGACTGAGTAAAGAACTATAGGGAATATCACAATAAGATTGGCTATTTGGCTCACAGATATTGCAAAGAACCTTAGTATTTCGGTAACTACAGAAACTGTGTCTTTGAATGTTTTCTCGAAAGAAAATAGATAATCTTTCTCCATGCCTTCAAAGACTTTCCCCAAAGCTTTATCTATTTCCTTTGTGGGGGTTTCAAAATCCACATCGAGGAAGTCGCCGAGAGGCGTACTGTCAAATCCCATGGCCAACTTAATTCGGTCCATAAATTCGCCGAAGCCATCAGCCGCATTCTTAAATGCACCGGCTACATTTGAAGCGCCTTCCCTCAACTTACGTAAGTACAGGATAGACTGCACATTACCATTGAAGGATAGCAACCACTGCCACATTTCTCTTATTGATGTGGCCTCCTCCATTTCTTTCCTGAACTTTCTCCACGCTTGAGACATCTGCAGGGCGAAGACATTTATAGAGGTCGATACAGAGTCCAAGACATCAGCAGCAAGTACTAGACGTCGCGCCAGGACGTTAGTGGCTCCAAAGACACTGTCAATCTCTGCCGTGAGCAATCTAATAGCTCCACCTAGCTGAACCGTTCCTTCTTTGGCTGTTATAATAGTTTCTTGGAATAGCTTGTCTGTTCTTTTAGAGTAATCTTCTATTACGCCTACCAGAGCTTCTGCGGTAAGCTTACCTTCGGATGCAAACTCCCTCAGCGCACCTGCCGACATATCCAGAGATTCCATAAGGGCATTACCGAGAAAAGGCAGTTGCTCCATTACTGAGTTTAGTTCTTCGCCTCTGATTGTGCCTGAGCCTATGCCCTGGTTTAACTGAACGAAAGCTGATCTAACTGCTTCAGGTGCTGTACCAGATAACGCCGCCATCTGCTGCAGAGTCTTCACAGTATCTGTTATTTGATTGGAAGAAGCGCCCTGACTGCTCAGAGATTTTGAGAATCTTACATAGAGCTCGGCTACACTGGATAACTCTGACCTAGTATCACGGGATACTTTGTATAGCTTTTGAAACTGTGAGTTAAGCTCTGCTGTGCTGTCTGTAGCTAAGCGCAGCCTATTCTTTAACACTGTCACGTCGTCGGACTGTTTTGCAAATAAGCTCAAGCCCCCTATTGCAAACATAATTTTGAATAGCTTGCTGGTAGTCTTTGCGACGCCTGACATCGTTTTGTTTACGCCGGATAAGCTGTCATCCATTGATTTAAAGGTTTCTTCGCTCTGCTTTTGGCCCTCGGCCATGTTTTTACTCATTTCTTTAATACGTGCGTTGAGCTCGGTATTACCTTTTATCTCTATACTTCCTAGGGCTTTCGTTGTTTTTACTGAATTCTCAAATATTTTTACTAACTGTTTGTTGATCTGAATCAGTTGAGCATTGGCGTTGCCTGATTCATTGACTTCAATATCTATGCCTGACATAATAATACCTCTAAAGTTAAAAGCCCGCACGGAGGAGACCGTACGGGCTATTACTCATTGACGAGTTACAATATTACCTGAAGGTGCAACACCGGGAGTATTGAGTACTGTCTGTTCAATGAAGTATCTTGGTGCTTGCTGACTGGAACCATCATTTAGTTCGACTATGTGATCCACATCGTTCACTATTGAATTGCCTTTTCTTTGCCAGCCTTTTGATGCCTCACCTGTATCGATAGGCGTTGCCTCTGCTAACTTTGCCACAAGGGTATCAATAGCCTCTTCTCTTTTCTTTGTCACGAGATTTTTTAAATCATCCATGACTAAGTCTATATCAGTCTTCCTCATATAAAAAGTCGAGTTTATCGCCTCCTGTAGCAGAAGATAGTAAAGACAGCAGCTGAGAGTTTCTCAGGGAACCCATATTCTGCTGAGCGTCATTCCATTTCTCTTCGGCCTTCTTCATTTGAGCTAAAGAGCTAAATATTTTGTCTGGTTTTTCTTTAACACCAAAGGCGCTCATTATCATATAAGTTCTATGATCTTCTCGCCAGCCTACTGGTCTAAGCCTGAGATATTCAAACCAGCGCATCCACTCATCCATGGGCATTTCAGCTTCCAGTATGTAAAGCGGCATATGCAGGAATGTAGCTATGTCATGCTTTGTTAGCTCGGCGTCTGTGAGGGACCTGGCTCCGGGGTCTCCTCCAAGGTCTTTGGGTCAACGGCCATCCCAGAGAATTCCATCACAGCCTTTACAACTTCCATCAAATCACCCAATGGGAATGACTTGAGACCATCTTCCTCAAGATCTTGACCGCCTTCCACGGCATTTTTCATTACAGTCTTGACCATGACGAGCTGGTCACGTTCTTCTTCTTCTAGCCTGCTTTGAGCCTTGACCATGTTTTGAATTTCTTCAGCAATGCCCAGTGGTAACTTGTAGATAGTTAGCTCGCCGTCCATGAAAGGGATATTCTTTTCAATGCGGCGACCTTTGTAGTTTACAATACTTGTTGAAGACATATTATTTGGCCTTTCCATTGTGGGTGGTTTCCTGGGCATATTCATCTTTGAGTTTCCCGAGATAATTATTAAGATTATGCAACGCCGTCAATGTCATAAACAATTCTTTAGCAGAATCGGGATCGTCCGACAATTCTTCGACACGAGACATAGTCTTGGTTACTGAAGCTTGTATACGCTCTTGCATGTGAAATATTGTGGCTCGCATGACGTACTGATGCGAAAAAGCGGCCTTAGACATAAGACTTATCACCTAACTAGTTTAAAAAGCCCTCCACAGAGAGGGCTTGGGGTTATTACGTCGGATCTACAGTAAAGGCACCGAAGAACCGGGACTGTACAGTCAATGTCAGCGTGGCGGTATTCGCATCTGTTAGCTGAGGGGTTGCCTGCAAGGCCTCGATTTTACCAATCCAGTAGAAAGCGGTATTACCTACAGTACCCAGACCGGCAGGGAGAGAGGCAAACTTAGTGGATGAATCTGTGCCTGTTGGCTCAGCATTCAACATGGTGAATCGGAAGACGTACTGATTACCGTCGCCCACGATATTACCCAAGATATTGTCCGTTTCTTTAGCCCACTCACTAGGTACAAAGTTGAGAGTCAGTTCCATGGACGGCGCGTCTGCCTGGCCTTGGATTTGTTGAGCGGTGGAAGAGCCAAATACAGGCACGTTTACAACGTTAGGCGGGGTTCCCATAGGTGGGTATTCCCGTACGTTCTTTAGCCGTACAAATGTTGAGGCACCCTTGGTACCACCCTGGCTGGGGATCTCTGAGGCAAACAAAGCAGCAAATTCGCTGGCTGTGTCCAGAGCAGCAATAGCTGAGGCAGAAAGATCCGAAACAGGTGTGGCTACTGACATGTCAGAATACATGCCTGCGCCAATGCTTGCGATATGAGTCATTTTCAGGTTACTCCGTAATGATTGAAAGGTATTGAGCATTTAACTTGTTGAAAAGAGGGTAACGCCTTATCGACGGTAGGAGCCCCTATAGTGACATCACTGAGTTGCATTGTGTCACCGTCAGAGTTCTTGAACGTTTTATAGGCCATTATACTCCTCAGATTAGCGGCAATCGTGGCATAGGCCATGGGGCCTTCACCTACTTCCGCAAATATTTCCATCATTAGGATGCCTGACGCAGATACTTTATTAATAGTGCTTGGTCCCACTAGAATCGAAACGCGTACCCATTCTTTAGGCAGTGGTTCCGGCTTTATGAAATCAGAAGGGATAGTCAGCACTTGCCATTGTTCATTCGCAAGAATTCCCAAGACATCTCTATATATATTATGTATATTCATACAGGTACCTCGCTAAATTCTGCGAGGATGACAAATCCTGTATCATTAATGATTTCAGATCTGCTGTATGTTTTATCGTTATGAATTATTTCGGACCAAGAATTCAAGTCACCGGCAGTCTTCTTATGAAACAACATTTTTATAAAGGTTTGTCCACTACGTGACCTCACAGTCTTTAGTGGTATCGCCTTTATTGTTTTAGGTGCTTCAGTTTCTGTCTCGGTGCCTGCTGTGCTGAAGTCGAAAGAAGTACCAGAAGTTGTGATAACTTTAACTTCCTTGGAGAAGTCTTTAACCAATTTATTAAAAACTTTGTCAAGTTGATTGTTGACTAGAGTTTCGTATGACATTAGTTAGACCTCCACCAGTGGAAGCCACCTCCTGGTCTATCTTGTAGAGGCAACAATAAAGCGTAAACACGAGAGGGCGCATCGGGCACCCCTTTTATGCCTTTTAGCTTTATTCCTGATATCTCAAGCTCGTTGACACTGCCATCATCGACTCCCGCGTCAGAATAGGAAATGATGTGGTATGCCAACTCGAAGAATGCTTCAATAAATCTGACTGGTGTCGGATTCATTTTAAGGCGTTTACCCAGGATAGGCTCATGGTACTCTGCGTGTCTCGGCATGGCCCTAAGGTCTCCCACAGCTTCTCCGGGGAGCTCCACAAGCGTTTCAATCATTCTTGTGGAAACTGCCAGAGCCTTTTCTTTATCAGTATTGGATGCATCTGTCCAGTTATCTGAATTCAATCTCAGATC